ATCCCGAAATACCCTCAACTAGCCTGAACCAGCAGGAACCAGTCCGAACCAGCGGTGGTTCAGTCATATCTGGTCGTATCGAGCCGAGGTTGGTGACGCCTGTTCCAGCCGGTGAGAGTTTTGGTCCTGCCCTGACTGCTTGGGCAAAGCGCGTGCTCAATATTGATCTGATGGAGTGGCAAAAGCGCATTTGCAACGACGCGTTGACTGTGGATGCTGACGGAGACTTTGTGTTTCGTGAGGCTTGTATCAGTACGGCCCGACAGAACGGCAAGAGTCTTGTGATGCGGGCTGTCGCTGGGTTTATGGCTACCGAGTATGCAGCTGCACGTCGCGAGCCTCAGACGATCGTGATTGTGGCCAACCAAAAGCGTCGGAGCATGGCCTTGTTTCGGGATGTTGTCCGCGACCTTGACGAGAAGTTTGAGTGCAAGGTTCGTTGGCAGAATGGTGACGAGCGCATCAACTTCCCTGACGGCTCAAGCATCTCGGTTGTTGCCGCGTCAGCTCACGCGCACGGATTAACGGCATCAGTTTTGCTGGTGGATGAGGTGTGGGACATTGGTCCCGACGTTGTTTTCACCGCACTGCGGCCTTCACAGATCGCGGTCAAGAATCCGATGATGATGCTCTTTAGCACAGCGGGCGATCAGGGCAGTACCGTCCTTTTGCAACTAAGAGAACAGGGCATTGCGGCAATTGACTCGGGTCAACCGACTGCGCTTTATTTTGCTGAGTGGTCACTTCCGCCTGGTGTGAGTCTTGAAGATCGGTCGCACTGGGGATGGGCTAACCCAGCACTGGGGACGACGATCACGGCCAAGGCTTTGGAGTTGGCTTACGACTCGCCGAACCGTCAAGCGTTTATCCGTGGCCACCTGAATCTGTGGGTTGATTCGACAAACTCTTATTTGCCGATCAACTTATGGAATGATCGCAAATCCGAGCGACCAGCGCCAGCAACCCAGTGGCTCACCATTGACTCATCAGTTGATGACTCTCGGTACGTCGGAATTTCAACTGCTTTTGATGACGGTCGCGTGATCGTTTCGGTCGCGTTCGTTGTCGAGTCGGCTGCACAAATGTGGGAAGAAGTTGTGCGAATCATGCACGACCAAACCGTCAAACTTGCAGTCACCCCATCGCTAGAAATTCACTGTCCCCCAGACCTACGGCGTCGTATGCAAATCGTCGGCTACGCCGAGTTGCTGAAATGGACTGCAGCTTGTCGCGCCATGATCGTGGAGGATCGCGTCAACCACACTGGCGATATTGCACTGGCCGAACATCTCGCTCGAGCCGTGGCCGTCAAAACAGGCGGGTCAATTGTGCTTAGTTCGCAGAAGTCACCCGGACCCATAGAACTCGCTCGGTGCGCAGTGTGGGGAATCATGCTTGCGTCCAAACCAGTCAGGTCTAACAAAGCCTCTTTTGCTTTCGGCTAGGGGTACTTACATACAAGAAATATCTGTGAGAGACTCGGAAGCGATGGCTCTTTTCGGTAGCAAGAAAGTTAATGCGACCCCCGCGTTTGCGTCTGCTCCCGTTCAGGCAGCAGCTGGTTCAGCTGCGCAGATTGGCGACTACTACGCATACTCTGTCGGGGAGTTGCAACGACTCGCTTTGTCTGTGCCGACCATCGCGCGTTCAATTCAGATGATCGCGTCAATGGTCGGCTGCTTGGAACTTAAGCATTACACCACCCAGTGGACGGGTGAAGAATACGAAGAAATTTATTTAGAGAACGAATCATGGATGGATCAGCCCGATCCTCGCGTGACTCGAAACTTCATTTTTTCGCAACTGGTAACCGACCTTATTTTGTGGGGGCAGGGCTTTTGGTATGTCACCTCACGGTCGTCCGCTACTGGCCGTCCGCTTTCGTTTGAATGGCTACCCGCCGCAATGATCAGTCTGGGCGACCAGCAGACCGCACAGCGTTTCGGACCGTCTAACGACATCATGTTTAACGGCGTTCAACTCAACACTGATGACGTCATCCAATTTTTGGCACCGTCGCAAGGTTTGCTCTATACGGGCAATCGCGCAATTGCTACAGCAATCAAGCTTCAACAATCCGCCGATCGTTTCGCAGTCAACGAGATTGCTGCCGGGTGGCTTCAGCAAACCGACGCATCCGAACCAATGTCAGCCGAGGACCTTTCAGAACTCGCAGCTGCTTGGCGTAACGCTCGACAGGTAGGTGCCATTGGCGCGCTAAACAGCGTGATCACATTTAAAGAATTTTCCGCGGACCCGAACAAGTTGCAATTAGTGGAAGCCCGCCAGTTCCAAGCACTCGAAACGTCAAGGGTGTGCGGGGTCCCCGCTTACCTTTTGGGAATCGGCGTGCAGGGCTACACATACCAAAACGCACAGTCGGCACGACAAGACCTTTACTTGTTCGGCGCAAAACAATATTTAGATTGCATTGAACAAACATTGTCAATGAACAACATTTTGCCCCGTGGCCGTTATGTCGAATTTGATGTTGAGGACTACCTCGCAGAAAACGACTTAGCAAATGTTGCTTACGAACCGTCAGCAGAAGAACGCAGATCAGAGGAAATGGCATGATTCGACTTACAGCCGATCTACCCACAGTTGACTTCGCAAAATCGGAAGAAGACGCACCTGCGTCAATATCTGGCATTGCAGTCCCGTGGGCACCAGTCACCGCAACCGTTTTAGGCGGTCAGCGTGTGGCATTTGAGCGAGGCGCTTTTGATATCAATCAAAAAGCCGCGAAGCTCATAGAAGGGCACGACCTTACGCAGTTACGCGGAACCGTTAACGCTCTTGCCGATTTTGAAGAGGGCTTGGGCTTCACTGCGACCTTCGCAAAAACGAGAGCCAGCGCGGACGCCGTAGAATTGATCCGCTCAGGTGCTTACGATGCAGTCTCAGTTGGTGCCGAGGTCCAGGAGTCGTACTACGACAAAGAACTAAAAGCCACCGTCGTCACCCGTGCTTCGCTAGTCGAATTGTCTTTGGTCGCCGTGCCAGCGTTCTCGGGCGCAGAAATACGCGACCTAGTTGCTCAGGCCGACGAACCCGAAGAAGAAATCCCAACAGAAACAACCCCAACAACACCATCCGAGGAGGATGAAACCATGTCAGAACCCACAAGCGTTGAAGCCGCAATCGCGACTCAACCGATCTATGCAACCGCCAAGCGCGAATTCAAATTGCCGTCAATGTCCGAATACATTTCGGCTTTCGTTCGTGGAGGAAGCGATTTCGCACAACTCAACGAAAACATTCGCGCCGCAGCTCCTAACGTGACCACGCCTGACATCCCCGGTGTGATCCCAACCCCCATCATCCAAAATGTGTTCAACTCGTTTGTCGGCTCGCGCCCTCTCGTGGATGCAACCACGCTTCGACCCATGCCGCAGGGAGGCTCAGTTTTCATCAGACCTGTAGTGAATGTCCATGGATCAGTGGGTACTGCCACACAGAACACGACCATCACCGCGTCGGCTTTCGGCATTGACGACATTCAGATCACCAAGACCATTCAGGGTGGCTATGTTGAAATCAGCGAAGCCGCAATCGACTGGTCACAGCCTGAAGCACTCGGACCGTTGCTTGACGACATGGCTCGCGTGTACGCAGACCGCACCGACTTGCTCGCCTGCTCGGAATTGCAGACTGGCACCACCAACAGCAACAACTTTGCTAACGCATCAATTGCTGACCCGGCATACTGGGTTGAGTGGATGTACACCGCAGCTGCTGACATCTTGACTGGTTCAAATGGCAACTTGCCGTCCATCTTGGCTGTGTCACCGAACGTCTGGAAGTTGATGGGCAGTTTGTCCGATACTGCTGACCGTCCGTTGTTCCCACAGGTGGGCCCAATGAACGCATACGGTTCGCTCAATGTCGCTTCGACACAGGGCGCGTTTGCTTTCGGTTTGCGCGTCGTCGTTGACCGCAACTTGACCTCGGCTGGCATGACCATCCTTGACCCCCGTGCACTTGAAAACTACGAAATGGCGAAGGGTGCAATTTCCGTTGAAATGCCCTCACAGCTTTCACGCCAAATCGCGTTCCGTGGCTACTGGGCATCCAAGGTCATTGACCCCACCCTCACCATCAAGGCTGCTTTCGTCTGATAGACGGAAACTTCGAGAGGATCTGAATC